TATCGCCTGAAGGGGATTGATGGTCTATCGTCTGGGATTGGATCGTCCACAAGCTCTGTGCCCCCTCGATTTGTTCCGGCTCTTGTGTCGGGACTCGCTTATTACATCGCCATGAAAAAGCCAGAAGCTGGAGATCGCGTTGCTGCCCTCAAGCAGGAATATGAGTTCCAGTTTAATCTGGCATCCGGCGAGGATGAAGAGCGTGCATCTGTAAGGTTTGTGCCGTTCAGCTCTTACATGATGGGTGGCTAATGTCTTACGCTAAAGGAAAATATGCGTTTGGCTTCTGCGACAAGACCGGGTTTCGCTATCCGCTTAGTGATCTTGTTTGGGAGTATAACAACGGAACAAAGACTGGTTTTCGAGTTGGGCGAGATGTCGTTGATCCAGATCAGCCCCAAAACTTTCTTGGGCGCGTGAAGATCAATGATCCACAATCTCTGATGAACCCAAGGCCAGATACATCTCAGGATGCCAGCAGGCAGCTATGGGGTTGGAATCCGGTTGGGAATCCAGCACAGTATATGGTAGGGTCTGTTGGAACCGTGACTGTCAACACCACCAGTGGAGCATGACATGAAAAAAGACATGAAAAAGATGATGGGCGGCGGTATGAAGATGGTTGAAAAGGGCGGGAAGAAAGTCCCGGCCTTTGCTGCTGACGGCGTTGGCAAGATGGCCATGGGTGGCAAAGTCAAGAAGATGGAAATGGGCGGAAAGTGCCGTGGCATGGGCGCTGCCTCCAAGGGTGGCCAGTACCGTATGGGGTAAGTTCAAATGAACTATTCTGAGCTAGTAGAAGCGATTGAGGATTACACGGAGAACACGGAGACAACCTTCGTGTCCAATATCCCTACGTTTGTGCGTCAGGCTGAGGAAAGAATTTACCGCACAGTAATGATCCCAGAGCTTCGCAAGAACGTCACCGCAAACATGACGGCATCAAATCGTTTCTTGGCTCGGCCCTCTGACTTTCTATCTCCGTTTTCCCTTGCTGTGATTGATGGAGATGGGAACTACACGTTTCTTCTTGATAAGGACGTGAACTTCATTCGAGAAGCTTATCCATCCATATCGACTACTGGCTTGCCAAAGTACTACGCAGAGTTTGACGGCGATGTGCAGTCAACAAACTCGCCGGGTCACTTTATCCTTGGGCCGACTCCGAACGCCAGCTATAGCGTTGAGCTTCACTACTACTTTGATCCGCCGTCGATTGTTGATTCCGGCACATCTTGGCTTGGCACCAATGCAGAAGAGGTATTGCTGTATGGAAGCTTGATCAATGCTTACATCTTCATGAAAGGTGAGCAGGATGTCATGGCTGCCTACCAGCAATCATACGACAATGCACTTCGCCGCCTTGTGACCCTTGGCGAAGGACGCCTGAAGCGCGACAGCTACCGTGACGGTGAGCCAAGGATCAACATGTAATGTTTGAGGTCAAGCTAAGCATTCCACGCGATGAGCCTGTTGTCTTAGTAAAGACAACTCACAACCGTGGCTTCACGCCAGAAGAATTGGCGGAGCAGTGCGTGAATCGAATTGTGTCTGTCTCCGATAGCGCGCATCCGGGGATTCGAGATCAGGCTCGCGCATTTCAAAGCCACATTGAAACGCTTGTGGCGAGCTATATGCGGCAGGCTATTCGCAGCGACCGCACAACTGTGTATAATGCGCTGATCGATGCTGGCCATCCAGAACTGGCCGAACTCATAAGGAGACTCTGACATGGCCTTCACTGGCAACTTTATGGCTACGTCCTTCAAGCAGGAAGTCCTGCAGGGAGTGCACAACTTTACTAACGGCACGGGCAACACTTTTAAGCTCGCGCTATACACCAACAGTGCCTCATTCACGGCTGCAACGACAGCATACACTTCCTCAAACGAAGTGAGTGCTTCTGGGTCGTATTCGGCAGGTGGTGGTGCTTTGACAAATGTCACTCCGACTACCAGTGGAACGACAGGGTTTGCTGACTTCAACGATCTAACATTTACCTCGGCCACCATCACGGCTCGCGGCGCGTTGATCTACAATGACTCTGCTGCTGGTGATCCTGCTGTTGTTGTTTTGGACTTTGGGTCTGATAAAACCTCAACGGCTGGTGACTTCACTGTTGTCTTCCCAACGGCAGACGCATCGAACGCCCTTATCAGGATCGCCTAAGACATGACAGATGTCGTCGTCCCCTTTAGCGGCTGGGGCCGAGCGGGGTTCGGCGAACTCGCTTGGGGCGAAGGCAGCGTTGCTGTTGGCTTTGCCACGGGCGAAGTCGGCAGTGTTGCAGTTACTACAACTGAAAACATATCTGTCAGCGTTACGGGCGTATTCGGGACGGGTGAAGTCGGAACGGTAACTGTTGAAGCGGATGCCAGTGTTTCGGTCACAGGCGTCTTTGGAACAGGGCAAGTTGGCAACGTTACCGTTTCTGAGGGAGCTGGTGTTACGGTAAACGTCACGGGCGTTGAAGCAATTGGTGAGGTTGGAACCGCAGGAGTTCAGGAGTCCGTTTCGGTAAGTGTTACCGGGGTTGAGGCGACTGGCAATGTCGGAAGCGTTGCCATCATTGGCGCTGCAAACGTTAACGTTACTGGCGTTAGCAGCACTGGGCAGGTCGGTCAGGTTACCACCATCTGTGATGCCAATGTCTTTGTAATTGGCGTTTCAGCTACAGGATTGGTCAAACCTGTGCTAGTGTGGGGCAGGATTGTCCCAGACCCCGGAACTGTTTATACTGAGATTACACCCTCAGTCGGCACCATCTGGACTGAAATCGCGGCGTAAGGAACCAAAATGCCAAGTTCATATACTCAGACAGGCATAGAGCTGATTGCCACTGGTGAACAGTCAGGCACTTGGGGCTCGACCACAAACACCAACCTGCAGATCATCGACCGCTTGACCAACGGCGTTGGTGCAATTGCACTTTCTGGAACGACACACACACTGACGACAACTGATGCAACGTTGTCTGACGGACAGTATGCGGTTCTGGTCTTTGGTGGGAGCCCGAGTGGCACTAACACGGTAACCATCTCTCCCAATGACGGACAGCATTTGTATGTTGTTAAGAATTCCTCGGGACAGAGCGTGGTTCTGACGCAAGGCTCTGGCGGAAACGTCACTGTAGCCAATGGCGACACAAAAATTGTATACAGCGATGGCGCTGGTGCAGGGGCTGCCGTGGTAGACCTTACCGCTGACCTTGCCATGTCGAGCGTCAACATCACGGGCGGTTCGATTACTGGGATCACCGACCTCGCTGTTGCGGATGGCGGTACTGGGGCGTCGTCTGCATCTGCCGCGCGCACGAATCTTGGGCTTGGAACTGGAGACAGCCCGACGTTTACTGCAGTCACTGCTGGTCAGGTGGACATTACGGCGCAAGGAGACCTTCGTCTTCAAGACACTACGGGCGGGGAGTATGTTGCGCTTCAGGCACCCGGCACTGTCTCTGCCAGCTACACTTTAACGCTCCCTGCAGCGGATGGCACAAGCGGACAGGCTCTGGTGACAAACGGCTCCGGGGCGCTAAGCTTTGGGAGTGCGGGAATTTCTACAGGCAAGGCCATCGCCATGGCCATCGTGTTCGGCTAAGGAGATAAACTGTGGCAAACCCTAATATCGTCAACGTCACCTCGATCCTCGGCAAGTCCGCCGTGGTTGATCTGACCACCACCAACGCAACGCTTGTCGTCGAAAATACGGCAGCGTCCAACAAGGTCTTTAAGATCAATTCGCTGATCATTTCAAACGTGGACGGAACCAACGCCGCCGACATCACGGTTTCGCTCTACAGCGAGGACAACATCGGCGGCACGGCGACTCAGATCGTAAGCACGGTCTCGGTTCCTGCGGACGCCTCGCTCGTGGTTATCGACAAGAACACCTCGATCTATCTTGAGGAAGATCGTTCCATCGGTGCGACGGCGGGTTCCGCAAACGACCTGAAGGTCGTAATTAGTTATGAGGAAATTTCGTGACGTTAGGAGGCTAGTATGGCTACGTCCCAAGGCGGCTACGTCAACGGCGGCTTTGACCTTCTGAAGGCCCCCGACGCCCCGACCATCACGTCTGTCACAACCAGCATCGGCAGCATGTCCGTGGCCTTCACCGCGCCCGCCAACCCCGGCGGAAGCGCGGTCACGGGCTTTACGGTCACGGCCATCGACGAAAGCACCGGGGCATCCGTCGGCGCGACGGGGTCGGCGTCTCCGATTAGCATTTCGCCCGGCAGCGGCACGTTTAAGGTTCGCGCGGCGGCTTCCAACATCTATGGGCCGGGGCGGGTATCGGAATTTGATACGGGGAATGTGGTTTACGCTGGGGCGGAGCTAGAGACTTGGGGTCGTAACAGTAATGGCCAGCTTGGTGATGGAACTGTTGCTTATCGTTCAAGCCCTGTTCAAGTTGGGGCGCTTACGAA